TGCACAGACAAATGGAAGGTACTTTAGAACAGATGATGAATATGGCAATGTTCTGCAGAAAGGTTAACATTCCATTTGATGTATATGGTTTTTCAAACAATCGTCCATATGATTACGATACAAAAGAGTCTACTAGTCCTTGGAGTGAAAATTCGGACATGAACAAGACAGCAATTAAGAACACACCAGACGGTGAGATTTTAGTTACTGATTCAAGCTTTGCACTTGTTCATATGTTAAGCTCAACATGTAAGAAAACAGAATTCATCAACGCAATTTCATACTTATTACTTATGAAAATAGGTTATGGTAGAGGTAGATATTACAATGATGTTGCTAATTCTGAGAACCCATACTTTGGTTACATCACTAACGAATACTTTAGACTAGGTGGTACACCACTTAATTCAGCAGTAATCATGGCAACTGAAGTGGCAAAAGATTTCCAAAAGAAATATAATGTAGAATTACTTACAACAATTTTCTTAACAGATGGTGGTGCTACAGATTCAGTTACTTTCAGAAGAACAGAAAGAGATATGGAAGACAGAGTAGGTACAGAATCCGTTTACTCAGACCAAATTGCCGTTAAAGATGGTGCAGTGGTAACTAGACTTCCACAGAAAGATGGTTACTCCAGAAGAGATGGTGTTACTACACAGACACTCTTAGAACATTACAAAAGAGTAACTGGTTCTACACTAATCAACTTCCACATTGTTGACGGTAAAAGAGAAGCATTCCACACAGAACATCAAGCAGATGCTTGGATGGACGGTGAGGCAGAATACTACATGTCCAGCTCATGGATTGAGAATGTATGGAAGGATGTACTTGCCAAGAAGTTTGCAGTTACTACTCCAGCATTTGGATATGACGCTAGGTTCTTACTTAAAGGTAGAGATGATCTTAAGATTGAACATAAAGAGTTAGATGTGAAGTCCAATAAGAAAGGTGACTTACTTAGAGGGTTCAGAAACTTCAACAAAAACAAGAAGACTTCTAGAACATTCCTTAACCAAATCATAGACTTAGTGGCATAGATGATAAGACTAACCAAAAACGACCCTACTAGCACCCCTCTAAGGGGAGAAGTAGACCTAGGTAATACACTAGGTACCCTGGATTTAGCCCCTGCCATAGCCCCTTATAGAGGGAAAAAGATTTCAAAAGATTTACATAAAATGCTTGACTCTTGGTTCGCCAGAGTGCATAATACATGTATATTAAATAATAAAAGTGAGGACTTATAATATGAAAGCAATAGATAGAGAAAACTTAATCCAGGCGTTACAGTCACAGGACAATGGCACTGGAGTTTTTACCCGTAAACAAATCATTGAAACTGCTAGCTCAATAGGCTTAGGTTTCCCAGCGTGGTTGGTTAACGGCAAACCTGAAGTCAAAGTTGACAGAGGGGTTTATAATTTAACCAGCATGTTTGGTGGACAGGTTGCTCAGGCACAGCCCATTGAACAGGCTCAACAAGCACCTTTAGCAGTGGTTGAAACCCAAGCTCCACAGGTGTTGGTACAAGCTAAACTAGCTGTAGAAGTAGATGATTTGATCCCTAATAAGGATGCTACTTTTGTACCATTTGGTTTTTACAAGGACTTGAAAACAGTCCTAAGCACTAGCATGTTCTACCCAATATTCATATCAGGACTTTCAGGTAATGGTAAGACTACAATGGTTGAACAAGTATGTGCAAATCTTAAGCGTGAGGCTATAAGAGTAAATATTAGTATTGAAACTGATGAGGATGATTTAATCGGTGGCAATACATTAGTTGACGGAAACGTCGTTTATAGAGAAGGGCCCGTCCTCACCGCGATGAAGCGGGGCGCTGTTCTCATTCTTGATGAAGTCGATAGGGGTTCAAATAAGTTGATGTGCTTACAAGCCATCCTTGAGGGGAAACCTTATTTCAACAAGAAGACCGGCGAAACCGTTACTCCTGCTCCTGGATTTAACTTAGTGGCGACAGCTAATACTAAGGGTCGAGGTTCAGATGATGGCAAATTTATTTCAGCCAACATACTCGACGAGGCATTCCTAGAAAGGTTTGCAATTACAGTCGAGCAGGAGTACCCTACACTAGCTACCGAGAAAAAGATAGTGATCAAGAAGATGGAAAAAGTCAACAATGTTGACGAAGACTTCGCGACACACCTTGTTACTTGGAGTGATGTAATTCGTAAAACATATTACGAAGGTGCTATTGACGAACTTATTTCAACAAGAAGGTTGGAGCACATTGTTAACGCATTTGCCGTGTTTAAGGACAAGCAAAAAGCAGTTCAACTTTGTGTTAATAGGTTCGACGAAGACACCAAACAGGCATTCATTGATTTGTATGCCAAGGTTGACCCTAGTGTTGAACTAGATGAAACCGAAGAAACTGAACAGGAGATACACGCAGATGGCGAAAGCTAAAGAACCGGAGTATAAGTTCAACGAAGGAGCTCTCATTAGAGAGCTCCAATCGTATATCGACGCCACTTATACAGGACATTATAGTCGAAACAAATTTCAATCAACAGAATTCATTAGTGATTGTGGACATGGAATAGGATTTTCCATAGGTAACATTCTAAAATATGCACAACGCTACGGTAAAAAAGGCAGTCCAGAAGACTACAGAAAGGATCTTATGAAGGTCCTACATTACGCTATTATTGCACTTAATGAACACGATAATAATACCGTAAAACATTATTTAGACGATTAAACTCTTATAAATAATACGATTAGAACAATTAATTAGGATAAACAAATGGCAGCTACAATAACAACGGTTTATACAAGGACTAATACAGGAATTGACTTCCCTAAACTATCAGATCACAATGCAAATTTTGATACTTGGAGAAGGCAATGGTTCACGGACAACGGCGTGGATATTAGCTTCTCTTTATCAGGAGATGAATTGACATTGACAGTAGTTATCGAGCATGATAGCGACGCAGCTTATCAAACTTATAAAGATGCAAGAGATGTACAAGAAGATTATGATTTAACTTCATATAAAAATTGGGTACAAACCGCAATTGCTGATAATTCAGACCTAACATTATCTGTTGTCCTTAATAACGACGCAGGCGAAGATTCAACTCTTTGGCCTGAATAATTATATGAATTGGTCCTAAAGACCATTGACTTTTAGTATGTAAGAATCTATAATACACTTATAGGTTTTAAATTTGGAGAATATTATGAAACTAAGCAAAGATACTCTTGATACCCTCAAGAATTTCGCTACAATTAATACGAACATTCTGGTTCGTGAAGGGAACACACTTTCTACAATTAGCACAGGCAAAAACATTTTTGCTCGAGCTGAGATTAAAGAAACATTCCCTAAAGAATTTGCAGTCTATGATTTGAATAGCCTGCTTTCCCTTCTTACTGTAATGGAAGATACAGATGTTGACTTTGGAGATGAGAGTCTTAAAGTTACAAAAGGATCTTCTGTATTTGAATACTTTTATGCAGACCCTAACATTATTGTTAGTGCTCCTGACAAGAGTATTGAAGTTGATAACTTCTTCCAATTCGATTTAACTAAAGAGGACATTGACATGATCCTTAAGGCAGCAGCTATTACAGCAGCTCCTATGTTAAGCGTAGTTGGTGATGGTTCTCAGGTAGTTATTACAGTAGGAGACCCTGCTACACCTAAGTCTAATTCTTTTAGACAGGTTATAGGACAAACAGATAAAAAATTCGATGCTAGGCTAGCAGTGGAAAACTTTAAGATTATCCCTGGTGCTTATAGTGTTATTTTATCTGAGAAAAAGTTCATGTTCCTAGATTCTAGTAAGGGAGATACTAAATACTGGTTGGCGCTTGAGCGTTCATCAGAAATAGGAGAGTAACATGGGAGAAGATAAATTAGAAGTAACTATCCGTGAAGCACAGAATGGCTGGGTAGTTGAATTTAACAAGGAAGGCGAAACAGTAGAATATATTTTTACTAGGCCTAATCCTGCGATTAACATCGTTAGAAAAGTAATGAAGGGCGAAGTTAATCCTTTTGAAGGAGAAGATAATGAGTAATTTACCTGGAAGGGTGCCTGATTTTAAACTATCAAGGCAAGTTACAAAATCTGATGGCGAGACAGTATGGGTTGACCTAACTAGGGAAACTCTTTTTGATAGTAAGAGAGTGGTAATCTTTGGATTGCCTGGTGCTTTTACTCCTACATGTTCTAGTCAACAGTTACCTGGTTATGAAGAACTGTATCACAGTTTTAGAGAGGCGGGTATTGATGACATTTACTGCTTTACAGTTAATGATGGGTTCGTATGTAGAGCCTGGCAAGAACAACAAGGCATTGTTAATGTTAAGATTATTCCAGATGGTAGCGCTGAGTTTGCTATTAAAATGGGTATGGATGTTAGGAAGGATAATTTATCCTTTGGAGTTAGATCTTGGAGATACGCAGCTATAGTTGAGTGTGGAGATGTAATTCAACAATTTGTTGAACCTGGCTTTACAGACAATGCAGAAGGTGATCCTTATGAATTGAGTGCACCTGAAAATGTATTGGAACAAATCCAGGCATATGGATGGTCCTCAGTTAACGAAGAGGAAGGTAAGCATATAGATCTCGAGTTTTCAGATACGACAGATGTTAAGGAGAAATTCTCGTAGACCTTTTTACCCTCGGAAAAAGTGGCCGATATTTTGGAGCAAAAAAAGTTCGCCACAAATTATATTATGATTAGGAGTGATTATGGAACCAGGACAATTTTTATGGGTAGAGAAATATAGACCTACTCGTATAGATGATTGCATTCTCCCTGAGGATGTGAAAAAACAATTTCAACAGTTTATTAAGAAGGGTGAAGTCCCTAACTTATTATTGAGTGGCACAGCAGGTACAGGTAAAACTACTATTGCTCGTGCTTTATGTAATGAGTTAGAATGTGATTACATTGTTATTAATGGTAGTGATGAAGGTAGGCAGATAGATACCCTAAGAACTAAGATTAGACAATTTGCCTCAGCTGTCTCATTCGAGGGTAAGACTAAGGTTGTTATTCTTGATGAGGCAGACTATATGAACAGAGATAGTGTTCAACCAGCCCTTAGAGGGTTCATAGAACAGTTTGCTGAGAACTGTAGGTTTATATTTACATGTAACTATGCTAACAGGCTTATAGAGCCCTTACACAGCAGGACTACTGTTATAGACTTTAAACTAGCACCCTCAGATCGCCCTGTATTAGCCTCTAAGTTTATGGGAAGAATGCAGTATATACTGACATCCGAGGGTGTTGTATACTCGGAAAAGGTGCTTGCTGAGCTCCTAATGAAGCACTTTCCTGACTATAGAAGGGTCATAAATGAGCTACAGCGGTACTCTGTAGGGGGTTCTATAGATGAGGGTATACTTAGTAACTTCCAGGAAGTTAACGCTAAGGCACTTGTAGAGAGCCTCAGAGAGAAGGATTGGCGTAAGATGAGACAATGGGTAGCCAACAATGTGGACACAGATCCTCAGGCTATATTTCGTCAGATATACGATATCCTATTAGAAGAAGTTAAGAGTCCTGCTCGCTTAGTACTAACAATAGCAGATTATCAGTACAAGGCAGCTTTTGTGGCAGATCAAGAAATTAATCTCACAGCAGCTTTAACTGAAATTATGGTAGATACGGAATTTAAGTAATGGCCAACAAATCGCAGGTAATCCAAATTAGGGTTTCTCAGGCACAAAAAGAAGAAATACAAAAAGAAGCTAAAAAGAGAGAAATCACAGTAACCGAACTTTTAATGTCAGGTTACGAAACATTAAAAGAGGGGAAATATATTGACTTTAAGTAAGATATGGAAATTATGGTGTATGTCGTTAGGTGAGAAAGCTAGCGACAATTCAAGTGAAGCAGATGCTGTTGCAGTTATGAGAACTATTGTAGTTCTTGTTAATTTCTTCACATGCTTCTTTATCATTTCTGGCGTATTGAGGCATTGGTAATGTATGGAAGAGGAAAAGATAATCCTAACTACAAAGATGGTAAGACTGTTGGTAGGAAGGACAGACCTGAAGAATTCTCAGAATATGAGAAAGAAAGACATGCTAAAAATTGGCATGAGAAAAGATGGTGGGATACACATAGGCTAAATTGTATATATTATCTAGGTAGATGGAGAATAGAAAAGAGACTATCTACTATGAGAAAGGCAAAGCAAGAATTTGATCTTTGGCAATCTAAATTACATGATCCTAGTAGACCGCCTATAACATCTGCACCAGGTAAACGAAGAGGTGGTGGTGTTAGAAAAAAGCAAGTTTTTAATGACTATGCAAGGACAAAATTTAAATAATGGGCGTATACGATATAGATTGGGATTTACTCTTAAGAAGAAGGTTTATGAATTGGGACGCAGAAGTTGCTCCTAACGATTCGTACACTAAAAAATTAAAGAAGAAATCTAAAAAGAAAAAGAACACAAAAAAGAAAATAAAGGAATGACATTACCAGATATAATAGGATTGAGTGGAGTAGCATTATTAATAATAACATATGCACTTTT